TGCAAAGAACGGCACATTACTATCAACGGTCAGCGTACCACTACCCACAGTCCACACTACACCTGTACCCGGTGAACCGCTATAAGCAATTGTTTCAAACGATGTACCACCCCGTGAGCCGTATATCATTGTCTTACCTGCCCCACCCGGTATAGCTATCGAAGTCTCCCCACCACCGGCAGTATATTGCAGCACCTGTGTAGTTGTACCTTGTATAACTATCCCCGTTGGCGTTACGGTGGTTCCTGCTAAACTATACACACCTGTACCCTGATAACTTACCTGATAAGTTGCGATGTCCTTATTTGCCCCCGTAATGGTGAAGGATTGCAACCATGCCAAACCCGATACTATCACCAATCCCCCTGCAGTACCATTGTCAATAACGAACTTCAGCGATACCAACTCCCGATTCAGTTGGCTATTGAGCATAAACAGGTAGGAATAATCATCTAATACAACAAGTCCATCCGCTTGTATTGACCAGGTAGCCACATCTGGCCGGGACTCTCTGAACCAGGCACTACTGATATTGGTAGTTTCCATTGCATCCACCTCTACCGAAAAGGTGCAAGTCCTCGCACACGCAATGAGATTATCTGTCATTGCTATCGAATTGTACCTATAAAGGTTGAGTTTTTGTCCGGTTACTGGTGTCATACGCAATCTATTCCCATTGTTAAATTTGAGCCGCTAATAGTTATCGGAGTGTATATCCTTGCACATACAGATGCTCCCGGCAGCAAAGTTACGGGACCGAACGCAATTCCATCACACCGGATGTACGAACCAGTCCAGTTAGAACCTGTTAAGTTAGTGTACTGCTTACAGGTTGCAGTTGGTGTTGCCGTTGGTGTATCTATTTGCGTATAAGTCAGCACCGCATTTGATACCTGCATAGCAGTACCCGACAAGGTATTGTTAATGTAATCAATGGTGCAGGTACTCATTACAAACCTTGCAGAGTTCACGTTCACCAAACTTGAAGGATCCTGTACCCCGAAATTATGCAGTAACCCTATGATGTAGTTACCGGATTGATTAAATAGGTTGTATGAGTTAAATGCCATGTTCACCTGTGGCAGGGAAAGGATGTTAAATAACTGCGAATAAAGAAGGTTACCTAATGTCGCATAGGTATCACTACCTCCAAACCTTTGAAAGTTCTCCAATGCAGAACCGCCTAAATTAAGGTTAAGAAGTGTTTGCGCCTGTGTGGTGCTATTTTTCGGGAACGGTAACCCTATTTTAGTACTTGCCTCTTTTTTATACTGATTGGATGAAGTATTGTTATTTACTATCCTTTTTTCAGTTAGCGAAGGTCTTGCAGTTTTTTTGATGTTGGCTATAAATGCCTCATTGATGCCGCCATTTGATACTCTGAATTTTATGGTGAGAAAGCCATTAGCCGGGCATGGAAGCGTTGTAATGGTTTTCGTTTCCATGTTGGTAGTGTTCACATCATCCTCATAAAATGCGGATGTACTCCATGCAGTACCAGATACGGTCTTTTGATAATAGTAAACGGTAGAACCTGTGTCTAACTTAATTTCAACAAGCATTTTACCCGTTACGGCTGCTTTAATCTGATACCCTACTTCAAGTATATCCCCCGTTCCAACATCACCGCATGAATCCGCTTGCAGGTCAGTATTACCAGTTCCCGATATTAATGTAGCACCTGCGATACCGCTATTGCTATTCATTACGAAACTACCACCGGAACCGATTGTACGGGTAAAGAAGTCAGGCACACCACTTGTAATGATTGACATATTGCCATTCATTATAGTATTGCCCGAATACTCAATATCGCCCGTTAATACAATGGACTGAAAACCCTTTGAGATTGTCTTGTTTTGGTCATTGTTGATGAAGTAGAATGGTGTTATAGTATCATTTATCCACGGCTTGTATGTCCGGTTAATGTTTACCGATAGTAAGGTATCGGATGCAATAGAACTATCTGTACGAAATACCCTCAATGTATCACCTGCCCTTTCATTAACGGAAGCCATCCACCATTCACCGCCCGATTGGAATATTTGCGCTCCGTATGCCGTTGCAACGGTTTCAAGTACCTCATAGCAACTCTTAAATGAGTAGTCATTATTCATCCATACATTTGGCAGGATATAACTATTCCTAATGTGTGAATCGGTTGTAGTTTGGAATTGTGCGTAATAATTCACACACGAATTGATGTAGTAAGTTTCCGGGAACTGAATCGAATCAAAGCAATTTTTCAGCACTCGAAGTATTGATTCCCCCTCGTTTATGTTTGCACTTGTAAATGGGTAGGGAGTGCTTTTAAGTATAGCCAACCCATCAACACAAATGATGTCTATAAAGTTTCTGCCCGTTGTGAATGGTACCTGCAGGGTATCCATAAATATAAACCCCTGCCACACAAAATAGGTCGTTCCCTGTGCGAATAACTTAACGTAGTACTTTTTGTCATCCGTTGTAAGAAAGTCCGGTAATGGGCCTGTAAAGTCGGTAAAATCGGCTCTAATGGTTAAGGTAGTGGCAAGTATGGGTGAGAATGGGTCATCGCCCGTTGCCATGCAGTCAAGTACGAAAGGGGATGGGCCGGTACCTACTGAATAGGTTGCACCGCTATATCCTTTCTCCCAAATTTCAGCCGTGTAGGTTAGTCCCGATTTGCTGATTGCCTGTAGGGTATATTTTTTGCCGTAGCTCATGTTAAGTTGTTAATGCCCTGAATGTGCTTGTTCGTTTTTGGCTTATAAAGATGTCATTGCCGGATATTCTACCCTCCACCACTACCCTACTATTTCCTCCCCCCATCTGCGATGCGGATGCGATTATTGACCGCATTTGGTCGGGCCGTACGATGTGTTCTGTTCCGTGTAGCATTACCGGATAGCCAGAACGAGGGCCGGATACTGTACCGCCTTCTGAGAAGCCGAGAAGTTTGCCGAGAAGTGAAAGGAACCCACCGCCTTTCTTACCACCACCACCACCGGCAAAACCCATAGCACCGGCAACCGCTTGCCCTGCTTTTGCACCTGTACTCAACGGTGCCGTTAATACAGACATAATACCTTGAAAGATTGCCGCCTTCGCTGATGCCATTGCAATGTCAACCGCTAATCGCTTGAACATATCACCCAATGCAGTACCAATGCTTTGACCATTAATCATAGCATTGAACATATTGGTAATGGATTGCGTCAGGTAGTTTGCCGTGTCTGCTGCGAATGCTTCATCCTTCTTCAACTTTACCATATTTAAAGCCATTGCTTGTTCTGCAAGAACCTTGTTTAATGTATTGTTGGAGTTAATTGTAAGTTGAAGATTGGTTAGGTCTTTTTGTTGGGGAAGGTTGATGCCTCCGGTAGATACCGTTGCAGTATCTTTCCCGGCCATATTTGCTCTTAACTTAGTTATAGCCGATTGCTCTACCAATAACCTGTTATAGTATTCAAGTTCTTTTTGTGCTTTTACATAAGCATTTTTTTCTGCTTCGGTAACTTCTACTGCTTTTGTTTTTTTTGTAGTATTTGTATCTACATTATCTGCATTATCCTCATATGTTTGAGATAATGAGTTCATTTCTGTAGTTAATACTTTGATTGCAGCAGTTTTGTCTTTTGTTCGTGCAATAAAACCTGCTTCAGCTAAATTTAATTTTTCTTGAACAGTTAAAATTTGCCCTACTGCACCCATAGATGTTTGAGTTACAGTAGTACCTTCTTTTTGAATATCTAACTTTCTTTTTTCTAACTTCTCTCTTTCTTTAGCAATCTCTTGCTCTAATGTTAATACTTGCTTTTGCTTTTCAACAATAAAATCCTGTGCTGCTCTTGCTTTTGCAGCTTTTTCAATAGCTACTGATAATTTTAAATAAGCATCTCCAACATTGCCTGCAAGTAATTGCTCATCAGTAAGATTTGAAAGATATGAACCATATGATTCTCTTGCCTTTTCTATTGCATTATTCCTCACATTCATAGACAAGTTCGTGTTAGACATTGTCTTGAATAGCAGGTCAAGTTCTGTTTTTTCCTTTGCTAAAGTAGCAATATAGTCATCGTTTACTTTCTTTGACCCTTCCATTGCTTCTTTGCTATCAATCAACCCCCTTGTCCAGTTCCCGAATCCTAATGAAGCAAACTGCAATCCAGCAACAAGTGCTGAAATGGCTAACCCAGCTGCACCAGCAGCAGGGAGGATATTGGTTAAGTTGTTGGCAATCGCATTAAATCCATAAGGCATATCCTGAATAACACGAGAAAGGCCGGTGAAGTCCTTACCCATCTTTTGAGTTGCTCCCCCTGCCCCCTTCGATGCTTTCTCTACCCCATCAAGTGAAAGGATAGTTTCCTTAATCGCTGCAATGGCTTTCTTATTATCAGCCGTGAGGACTATTTTGAGTGATTCTTCTGCCATTGCTTTATTTTAATGCTTCGTGTAATTTCTTCATATTCTCTATAAACTGCTCCT